CTAAATCAGAAGCCGTAGTTGCCGCTTTTTCTAACTTTTTACCAAAAACATCTAACTCATCTGATCCAGTTGCAATAATTGAAGCAGCAGTTAAAAATCCTTGTCCTAAAGTTTCAGTGGCTTCGCCCGCGCTAATTTGAAATGATTTTAATTGACCTGCAAAGGTTTTAGTTTGATCTTGTGCCGCGCCTGTATATTTATCTAAACTTTGCATTAACTTTACAAAGCCCATTGATTTGGCTTCAGCCGCCGTAAAACCAACGCCCAATTTACCAATTGCAGTATAATTTCCTATTGCCGCTCTATTTATAGCATTTAATACGCTATTTAAATCTGCACCTGTACCGGCTGATATATCTAATGCTTTACTTAATAAAACCTGGGATGATTGTAAATCTCCGGTTTGTGCAATCAATTGGCGCAATGCTGGCACTAATTGATCTTCTGTAATATTAGTTGCGCTTTGTAAATCCGCTATAAAATTTCTAACTCCAGGCAACTCAAACTCTTGACCAATACTTTTTAAAGATATTTGTAATTGTTTGTCTAATCTTTCCTGGGCTAAAGCCGCATCAATTGAGCGTTTAGCAAACAAAGCCATACCTGCGGCGGCGGCTATTCCACCGGCTTTAGCAAAAGCCCTTAATCTAAATGATCCAGTTGCAACTACCTTATCAAAACCTTTTAATTCTTTTGTGGCACGCTCTAAGCCTTTTTTATCAAATTTAGTAAGGAAGTTAATCGCAACATATTGACTTAATGCCATGTTTAACCTCTAAATTCTTTGCCTAGATATTTTTTAAGCACGCCGTATAGATTATCATTTACTTGGCCACCTAATTGTTGTGATGCCCTGTAAATCAATCTTTTTTCTTTGTACGCACCACTATTGGCAGCACCTTGCAATTTACCAATAAATGATTCACTAGCATTTGGGTTGCGGCTTATGCGCCTAGTTCTTGCGCGTGAGCGTGATGATCCAAATCCTGCCAACTCATAAATTATACCCGGTACAGATTTATTTATCACGGCTATTGCAGTTACGCCAAATGTAATGCCTTTAATTTTTTGTACTTTACTTTTTGCCGTGCTTACTCTTATGCCGCGTATAACTTCTGTTTGCGACCATTTCCAACGGCTTCTTTTATTTTCGCCAATTGTTCTACCGCGGTGAACATTGTCATTAGCCCAACCCCATTGTGGTGGGTAATTTGGTTCAACATCACGCCAACCTGGAAATGGTGAATGTGGTACAAAACTTTGCGCTAATTTTGCAACGGGCTTAACAGCCTTGCTTAATTCCCTTCTAAATTCTTTTTGTAACTCAGGATCTACCTTTTTCATTTTTTCAAGAAGTTCAGTTAAATTTTCAACATAGATTGATGGCACTGCCGCCAATGATCTAGTACGGCCAGGAAGTTCTGCGTATCTTGGTTTAATCATTACTTCCGCCTAACTGTTGCCTTCTTATTGTTGTAATATTTTTCTTGTAAGATGGCTTTAATCGCTGAGTAAATCGCTGGATCAACCTCTAATAAATCTTTAGGGCTAATACCTGTTGCCACCGACACGGAAGCGACTTCATAAATTGACCCGTGCCGGTCTATCCATTTTTTGAATCATAAACCAAATCAACATCTGAATATTGATTGATGTAATCATCACCAAAGGCTAAATCGGTTTTACCTAAATCTTTTTCTAATCTCCAGGCAAACCACCACAAATCAGATTCCATTTGTAGTTCGCCTAATCTCTTACGCCACCCGGTTTTAAATTCGGATTCAAATGCCACCTTTGCGGATGGCGTAAGATCATAGGTTATTTTCTTACCATCTTTTTTAACAATTTCAATTTTGTGCATTGTCCCACCCTTTTCTTATTACGCGCTGGTTGATTTTGTTAATGCAGTTACAGGTAAAGATACTGACACGCTTGCTACCGCATCAACAGCACCATTTACAGGTGTCCATGATGAGATAAGGCATGACATTGTATAACTTGGATTTGTTGCGGTTACTGTTCCTGATACTGGTATCAACTTGATATTAAGTTTTGTACCTAGCGCATCTTCAAACAATGAGTTTACTGATGCTGATGCAAAATCGTTATATAGTTCTAAATTAAGCGTTGGCCGCTCAATTCCGCCGATCATGTTCTGAACATTATCGTTCATTGCAGTGATCTCTACTTGATCAATTTCGCGTGCTAGGCTTACAGTGCTGACATGATCAGTAATGGTAGTTGTACCTACTATCACGGCAACTTTGTTACCCATAAATATGGCCATAGTTTTCCTCTCTTACTAACCTATCAACTCTACTGAATATTGATAACTTAGGTAATCAATATTAGCGGATGTTATTGTTCCAGGGGATGCAGACACAACCCTTAGAGTTTGTACAGCACCGCTTAATGTTTTATCAGCCTCAATCGCGGTTTTAATTGAAGTTGAACCGGATGAAGCAAGAAGCCCATCCAATCTTTCTTGCCCATTTCTTTCACTCATTCTACCTACTACAACAATAATTTGACATGATGCAGAATCAAAACCCCGGTTTAATGTGTAATCATAATTCATGGATAATTGGCCAACTATTGCAAAAGCATTGTTGGTTGGTATGTTTGTTGAATCAGGCACATAATCAAATACACGCAATCCAGTTATTGTTTGCAATGCAGTTTTTAAATTATCTCTAACTGTACTTGGGGTCATGCAACCACTTCTTTTTTATATGCTCTAACCATTGCGGTCACATCTCTACCTAAAGGCGACATTCTTACAACACCTAAATCACCTAATCCTAAAATTCCACCTGGGGCATCTTTACGCTTGTATAAATCTGCGGTAAGAATCAAGCAAGCCATATTTATATCATCCGGCACTGACGGCCAACCCCATCTTGCAGTTACCTGTACACCTGGGCGTAATCCATTTTGAGTAAGTCCTGGAAATATTGGCCAGGTTTCAGTATTACTTACCATTGTTAATTGTGTATAAGGTCTATTTAAAGATGGTGCGGTTAATGGGTCTAAAATATAATCTTGATTCAAAGTTAATGTTTTGGTGTATGTGCCGTTGCCATTTATATCTAAGGCAACTACCAAACTTGATGTAGTACCAATATCATCTACATAAACAAAAATATCTGAGTACGCACGATAAAGCCGTGCGGATGCGTTGGCATCTAAATAAAATCTTCTGTTAGCAATCCGGTCAATTGAGCGTGATGCTGATTCAATTAAATCTTCTAATAAACTATCATCAGTTGTATCTGAGATAGACATATAAGCCTTAATTTGAGTTAATGTTGCATAACCATTTGTTATAGCCATGATCGGTATCCAAATCCTGTATCGCCCTGGGACATTAGACAATCTCCATTCTTTAAATACCGATCATAGTTAGAATCCTGGCCACTGGAAGGGTAGTGGCCAGGAAGTCTGTTTTATTAGAAGGTTGGCGCGGCCAAACCTGTTCCATTAATTTGTGCAATTGCACCTGGATAGCGTTCAGCCGTAAATGCTGACATTCCAAATAGAACAATGTTTAACGCAACCTTGCCACTTGGTTCTTCAAATGTAACATAGGTTGGCGCGGCGGCTTCTTCCCATAGATGGGTTTCATTTAAATCAACCACAAAGATTGTGTCTTGATTTGTGCCTGCACCCTTGTTAGTAGCAATGTTGGCATCAACAATAATTGGTAAACCAAGAATTGAGTAACCTGAATTGCCATAAGTAGGTGTGCCATTGCCTGTACCCATTGAGTTCATAGGGTTGTATGCCTGCGGCACAATCAACGGCCTATTTGAACTATCAACGCCGGCTAATAGGAATCCTAAGCGGCGTGGGTGCATAATCACTGCATTTGGGTTAGCAAAAACAGTTGATTGAATTTGTTGAATTGCATCTGCAATCTTTGGATATAGTCCTGCAACTGTTCCAGTTGTGGCTGTATAAGTTACTAGAATTCCACTTGTCATTGTTGCAAGTCCTAATGGTTGTCCATTTGAACCTGATCCATTTAGAAGTGAGTTATCCAACTTAGTGTGGTAATCACGGATCAAATCACCTAACACAATGTTTTCAATGTTGTATCCGCGTAATAGTGCTTGCTTAGATACTGATTGCTGACCAGCAATTGTATTTACATTTACTGTCAGTGTTGTGTCTGCAATATCTTGTGATACTGCGGCGGTATTTTGTGAAGTTTGATACGCTGTTATTGTGCCAGTATTGATCTTACTAATGACAACCGACATGCCCTGGGTAGGCAGTTGGTGTTTGCGTGCGGCATCCGCGAATGGGCGGCCGGCGCGTGCTAATGGTGCATATAGATCAACTAGGTATTGTGGCAC